CCAGAAGACAAGCGAAATGCCATCCTGGCAACGATGATGTCTATTGAAGAAGAGCGAACCTTTAGCGGTCCTCTTCCTCCACCGGAGCATTTTGAAGCTTACGAAAAGACATTGCCAGGAGCAACCGACCGCATCATGACGATGACCGAGAAGCAGGTAGATCATCGCATCGATATGGAGAAGAGAATCGTGAAAAGGAAATTCAATCAGGCTACATTAGGGCAAATCCTGGGTACCATTCTCATCATCTTCTTTGGATACATTGCTTATATTTTAGCAATGAATGGTCATGACAATGCTGCAATAGCTATCGGTGTGACAACGGTAATCAGCCTGGCGGTAGTTTTTGTACTCAACAAAATACCACCAATATTCCCAAAGAAAGATACAACAGACGATAAAGAATAACCATACCCCTCGGTGCTTTCCGCACCGGGGGTATTTTTTGCTGAATTGGCAATGATTTAGTATGTTAAATTATTGCCTAATTCCATTTTATTGACGTTTTTATGCTTTAATTGTTAAATCTTGCTTAATAATACGTTTTTTCGTAGTAAATATTTGGATAATACGAATATTTGTAGTATCTTTGCATCGTCTTAATACAAAATGTGCCTATGGAATTTAAGTACAATTTAAACGAAAAAGAAGCGGAACTGATAGAGGCTATTAGGAATTACAGGCTATCTTACCCAGATGGTTATCCGCAATTATTATGGTATGCCCAGCAGCTTTTTGATGACTTGGTTGACATGCCAGAGTAACTAACAAAAAGCCCTCCCTTCGGGGAGGGCATTAAAAACAATGGAATTATGGAAATTGTAGCAAAAACAAACCAGGTTAAGGACAGTGCCGTAAAGCAGCGCATTCAGGATATCCAGTTATTGGTATCATGGCGCGAGATAGCACGCACTTATTTTGGAAAATCGTCGTCATGGCTCTACCACAAGCTTGATGGTATCGATGGTAATGGTGGTGTAGGTGGTTTCACCGAAGAGGAAAAAGTAATGCTCCGTGGAGCACTATGCGAGGTTTCAAATCGCATTCGTGCCGCTGCGGATAGAATCTAAGAAAAAATGAGGCTAGGGGCTAAGCACTCCCCTATAAGACAAAAGACGCCATAGCCTTGTGGTGCTAATCATGCGACTATGCATGGTTAAGTTGCAAAACAATTATAAACACATGGTAGAAAGAAAAAAAATTAAACGAATGCCCTCGGTGTGTGATGCATCGGGGGCATTTTGTTGTCAAAACGTTTGGCTGCCTCAAATAAAAATATTATCTTTGCATCCAAACATAGATTATTATGCAATGTGTGATTCGGGCAGGTCTCACGCAGGGCAAATTTAAAATATACAGCTGTTATGGCTCGTGCTGAAGGACTGCCCTCTGGATGCACGAGCCGTTTTGTTTTATGAGAAAGATTATAGGATATGATGACGATGAGTGGAGCCACTCCAGCGATGATGGAAGTGGCTACTCAAACGAAGGTCATAACAAGCAATGACACTTTAAAAAATGCTACGATGAGAGCTATCAGGCAGTCTATACAAACAGACCACTTGATAGCTCTCATTGCCTTATCTATCACCTTGCAACGGTCAGTGAGCTGCTTTCTGTTATACAGATAGGCCTCTTCTGAGTTCTCGATGCTATCAAGCAAGCAATTCTTCAGATACAGTTCGTTGGCGCTTGCATCATTTCCGCCTGAGTGTCTTCTCGCAAAGGCGATGTTTTTGTCTTGCATATAGCCACTGGCTGAGCTTCCTGCATACCTGAAGCCATGTACGGAGATGACCTTGGTGAACATCAATAGCAAGGCATTACTGATGCCAAGCCACAATACCATGGCAAGTGATAATTGTACCAGATTATGGGTATTTACCATAAAAGCGGTCAAGCCTGTGAAACAGGTCAGCAAGAAACCTGTCATCGTATAGGCTCTGTCTGTGGACTTGCGTAGCTGCTCAAGAGAGCTATTCAGTCTTGCATCTGACCTATCAAGGAGATTTCTGGCTAAATCGATGGAGATGAAGCTTCGCATCTCCTTTGAGATAAAACTTTCTTTCATGTATATATATTAATGAGTTCACCTGCAAAATTAACCTTTTTCCACCAAAAACAAAACTTTTTCCCAAAAATATTTGGCGGTTCCAAATATTCTCCTTATCTTTGCCACCGCTTACAAGACGATAGTAAACTATCCGGCAAGGCGACCGTTATCGCCTATGGCTTCTCAGCCGCAGGCTTTTTTATGCCTATAAAGTATCATTTTCCCGGCAGCGGGAAAAAGGTCTTTTCAATATGGCGGCTGCATGAACCGTAAGATTTGATTTGTCCTTCCGGATGAGCCATCGTCTTGTAAGCAACGGGGAATGCAGCCGCCACCCTTTTATACAATCGGCTGTTAATGCTTACAAGACGATGCAATATGCAGAATTCTATTTTATTAAATGATGCGATGCAGGCTAAGCCTGCGGGCATCCACGTGAATGTGAACGAGGGAATGAAATCCCTCAAGTGTGCAATCAAGCGCGAGGCTAAGCGTCTCATGGCTACCAGGAGCGAGACCTTCAGCTACCTCTGCGAGGAGAAGGTGACGTATGGCGAGGTGGCATTGACCATGGCTGGCTTCTCTGCCGTGATGGCTATAGTCATGATTGGTGGCTTCATTTTCGGAGGAGAGGTGATGTAGCTATGGAGGAGAAGAAAAAAATTTTGGCGACAGTTGCGGAACACCTGGAAGACTATAGGATATTCTATCCCGATGCCACGATGACAACGGTAGGTGTTGCAGCCGGCAAAACCATCTCCTATAAGGATGGTTTTGAACTGAGCAAGATGATATGCCACATGACGCATAGCGGACTGCTTCAGTTCTGGATAGCCGGCAACAAGATGGTTATCTACAAGTCGAAGGAGTTCCTGAAGGTGGCAGACGGCTTCAAGAAGGGAGCCAAGGTAAGATTCCACGACCCTCGCACACCCGATGACCACCACGAAAGCGTGATGCTTGCCGACGGAATGCGCTACGACGGCGGCATCCCCTTTATCTGGACAGAGGACAGCGATTCGGATAGTTTCGCCGAGTGCAACACCTTCGCCGTATATTGGCGTCCGGTGGAAGAAGACAAGAAATAACTGTCTTTTTCAGATTAGAGAAAAGTGAGTAATTTTGCAATATTAAAATTTAAATATATAGGATTATGAAAGATCAGCAGACAAACAATATGGATTCACAGGACGTAATGAATAACGCATCACGTGGGCAGGAAGTTGAACAGCAGGACGGCAATAATGTGCCATCGCCTGACAATAATGAGTGCGTCGGGACGCAGCAGCAGCCACTCTCTACAGGGCAGTTCCAGAAGCTCCTGGCAGCCAATACGGCAAAGCTGAATAAGCTTCGCCTGGACTATGCCCAGCGATTGGCAGACCTGCAGGACGATTATGGTGCCCGCCTGGACGGTTTTCTCATACAGGAGCACCTGGCAAACAAGAAGCTTCATGATGCAAGAAAGGTGTTTGAGGAAGCTAAAGAGAAATACGAGCTTGATCTTCACGATTTGAGAAAAAACCGCAACGAGATTGGACGCAAGCACAATGTGCTGAAGGCTGAAGCCAAGAACTACTGGGCTACCGAAAACGAGAAGATCCAGAGTGAGCGCCACAACATCTTTGAGCGTTTTAGAGATTCGGGGGGGGTACTCCCGAAAGAAGCCGAAGGACTCCTTCACCCAGGTTGGACAAGAGACAAGAAAGGAGGAATGAGCGATGAAGAAAAGTAAGAAATCGCGCAAGCGCATTCATAAGCTGACAGCCAAGGATATCTTCAAGTACCAGTTCTTCATTACTGAAGGCAGAAATATGAATGCCCATAAGGTGGAACTCAAATTTGAGAGAGACAACAACGTTGTCGCATCAGTTGTTTTCATCGATGATGCTCCAAACAAGCAGACTATTATCCGATGGTATAATCATCGCTACTTTGCTCTTCGATATGGAGCTAAAGAGGCTAAGCCATACAACATGACCCTAGCTAAGTGGAAATCTATAAGCAACAATTAGGCATGAACGAAAATAATTCAACCAACATGTGCATGACAGCAGAAGTATGGAATGCACTGACAGATATGATGAACGTCAGCCAGCTTGACAACTTCATCGAGAACCTCAACTATATACAGGACCGACTTGTATCAGACGAGGTAGTGACCAACAGCGTGGACGATTTCGGAGGTCCCGGCAAGGTGCTGCTCATGCTCAACGCCTTCAAGCGCATGAGCAACCTCTTCGAGACCATGGAAATCGCTCTCAAGGCGAAAGGAGGTGCATGCTGATGGGAGAAAGAAAACGCATTACGGGATTCGGACCTCAGAAGAAGCCGGAAGAACCGCCCGTAGAGAAGGAGAAGGAAACCAAGACGGACTACGTCCGCATGGCTCTGGAGGAATATCTGATAGGCTACCAGCCGTTTGATCCCGACGATAACAGCAAGGTAGACTTCAAGACCTCGAAGGATATTCAGAATGATATCAGGGACATGGTCATTGCTCCAGTCTCCGTCATCACTGAATACATGATAGAGAAGGGCTACAAGATGGTGCAGGTAGAAGGAGGTAAGCTCTCCTGGCACATGCAGTTCGACATGCTCTTCTAGATAACGGCATTTATTTTTTTTCATTCTTATAAGATCCGCTGACATATCGGACTTCATAAGCGATGGGCCAGGCGTGGCCGGTTTTAGTATAATTTTTATAACTCTCTGGGTATCCAGTCATCGTGAGGTGGCTGGGTATTTTTATTTTATCCATGACAATTATATCTTTGCATTGTTTTAATGAGACAAAGATATGATTACAGTAACCCATCAACCCAGCTCGCCAGTCTTCACCAGTGCGCTCGACACCTTCTCCTTCAGGATAGGCGGCGACAGCGCCACCGTCACCATCAGCTGTGGTGGCGAAGAACTGCTCAGCGAGACCTATTACCCGGTATCGGGCATCATCACCATCTACGACCTCGGTACGCTCATAGCCGATGCTGCGAGAAGAACCGTGGTTGCCACCTGCCAGATAAGCATAGCAGAGCTTACGGGAGGCTCACAGTCTGATTCCTGGAGCAATACCTTCACCGTCTATTATTCCACCGTAGACGTGAACATGAGCTGCCAGGCTTTCCTGGATTCCTACTTCCTCACCCTGCTCGATGGCGCCAAGCTTACTCAGCTGGGCCACCGTGAATACCTGCATGCAGCCGGTTCCGACTGCTCCACCCCTCAGGTAGTGGCAAGGTATTATGACGGAACCTCGCAGGTGGTAACCGCTACGATGGCAACAGACGCGACCTCCGTGCGTACCGTGAACGGCATCACCACCTTCGACGTATCGCCCGACCGGTACTACGACGAGTCGAAGGGCAGTCTTTTCGCCTATACCGTGACCGTGGGCAAGCGAGTACAGGAATATCAGATAGACCATACCAAGGCAGTAGCCGACCCGGTTCTGCTCTTCACCAACTCGTTCGGCTGCCAAGAGATATTCTACTGCCTGGGCAGGAAAAAGATTGCACCAACCTTCGAGCGCAAGCAGGCAGTCATCTCAGGCAAGAGGGTAAACTATTCCGTGAAGGAGACCCGCACCTTCGAGGGCGACACCGGCATTATCCCGCCATCCATGGCCCACTTTGCCGAAGACCTGCTGAGAAGCGATGAGATCTATCTGTTCCGGGAGTACGTTCAGGATAAGGAAATCACCTTCACCGACTCAAAGAGCGAACGGACCAACGAGGACGATGACCTGGCAGAATTCACCTTCAGCTACCAGTATGCACAGAGAGTGCAGAACGTGATATTCAAGAATTCTGAGAATGCGGGAGGTAGAATCTTTGACGATTCCTTCGACGATACATTCAACTAGAAGTTTCACCCTTATATTTTTATTGAATATGCCAAAGAATGCAACACCCAAAGCCATCCACATCAACGAACTGAGGCGTGCGCTGGACATTTCGCGCATCGACCGCACACCCGTGGACCTGGACTGCTGGAAGGGCAGCGACGGTTCCATCATCCAGTACCGGGGCTGGCTGGTGAAGAGCTGCTCATGGAAGCAGGGAACCCACAACCTCTATAACCCCGTAAACCATCAGGTACGCAAGGTGAGGGACATCTTCATCTTCAGATATAATGATCATTCAATTTATTTATAGTACAGATTATGGAAAAGAACAACAACGATATTGACATCACCTTCGCCACCATGGGCGCGGTACTCGACTATCAGACCTCATCGCCTACGAGTGGCTTTACCGAGAGTTCTGCCATCTTTGACGATGACGGAACCACACCCACCATTGCCGTAAAGGTGAAGGGAGTGGAATATACCTATATTCCGTTCGGGTGCGACAACAAACTGCCCTACGAACTCATCAGGAACATCGGAGAGAGCAGCGTGATGGCGCAGAACAAGCTCTTCAACGTACTGACCTGTTACGGCATGGGCTTCCAGTATAACGACATCGAGACCAAGCTGCCTACGAAGGACAGGGAGGTGAACCTGTTCCGGATGCACAATTCCATGAGCCGCTTCTTCCTGGAGCAGATCACGGACATGAAATACTTCTTCTTCTGCGTATCAGCCATCATCCTCAACAAGAAGGGCGACAAGATAGTGGGCATCCGACACAAGGAGGCATGCTACTGCCGGTTCACCCAGAGCAAGAACGGACGTTCGGAATACGTACTCTATGCCAACTGGAGAAACGCTACAGCACCCGAAAACATAGAGGTGCTGCCGCTGCTGGACGAGCTGGATCCTCTGGGCGACCTGCAGAAGCGCATGGGGCTGGACGGACAGAACGGCAAGACGAAATCAAGACAGACGGAAAGTCCGGAGTGCAAGGACAGAGTGTTCGCCATCGTGACCCGCTTCCCTACCCCAGGCTGCCAGTATTATCCAGTGCCCTACTATTCTGCCATCTTCCGGGACAAATGGTACGACATCTCCCGACTCATCGCCATCGGCAAGATGGCCAAGCTGAAGAACCATGCCACCATCCCCTACCTGGTAGAGATCCACAACGACTACTGGCGTGGCATCTTCAAGGAGGAGCACATCACCAATGCGGAGGAACAGAAGAAGCGCAAGCTGGCAGAGAAGGAAAAGATACGCTCCTTCATATCGGGCATAGAAAACAGCGGCAAGCTCTGGATAGCGGGATATTACACCACACCCGACGGCAAGGAGGTGAAGATGGTACGCATCACCCGCATCGATACCTCGAAGGATGGAGGCGACTACAGCGATGACATCGCAGAGAGTAACAACATGCAGTGTTATGCCGACAACATCCACCCTAACCTGGTGGGCGCCACGCCTGGCAAGAGCCAGACCAACAATTCTGGTTCCGACAAGCGTGAACTCTTCACGCTGAAGCAGAGCATAGAGAAAGCCTTCCACGACCTGATGGAGACCGTCCACTGGGTAGTGATATACTTCAATCATTGGGAAGAAAAGGTTTATCCGGACGTTCCACTCATCATGCTCACCACGCTCGATGAGAATAAGGACGCCAAGAAAGTATCTAACAATCCAAACTCACAGACAGATGATTAACATTACAGCAGAACAGTTTGAGCAGCTCCTTCCATTCGTGGGAGCTGCTTCAGAAGACGTCTTCACGAAGGCTCAGCCATCGCTGGAGAACGTTTATTTCGACCTCGTGGCTACCGTCATCGGAGAAGAGTTCGAGGATGCAGCCTGTGCTGAGGACGGTCCGATATCGGGCAATGTCCGCTCGTACGTCATCCTGAAGGCGTTCATCCTGCGTCTCCGTTCCAACGACCTCATCATGACTGACAACGGTTTCGGGGTAGTTTCTAACGAAAACATCTCTCCTGCATCACAGGCAAGAGTAGAAGCCCTGCTCAGAGAGCTGACCTACAAGCAGGACCAGCAGCTGTACGGCGTTCTGAACCGTCTGCGCACGGTAGAAGGATGGAGCGAGACGATGCAGGCAAGCAACAACATCGCTTCCTTCTTCTGGTCGCCACAGGCGTTGAGGGCTTACTCTACGATACGTGGATTCGTGACCTTTGATGACCTGGCAGCCCACCGGAGCGAGATAGGAACCGCAGAACTGATGCTGCGGAAACAGTTCTCCGACTCGCTCATCGAGCAGCTGCTTGAGGAGGAGCGCAAGGCTCAATATGAGCCATTCCATCGGAATGCAATCGTGAAAATGTGCCATTTCATCGGTGCCCACGTCTCTACGAAGGAAACTCCTGCCGACCCTCGATACAAGGAACTCACCTATGCTGCAGTAGCCAACTTCATAGAGGAGAACATCGACAAGTTCCCAAAATACAAGGATTCATCTGCCTACAAGGCAAATCACACTCAAGCGTATGAAAACAAAGCTGACGACCCAACCTTCTTCTTTGCAGGATGACGGCACGCTGAACCTCCACGTTCCCCACTCCTGGAGTGAGCTGACACAGGAGCAGCTGCGCTACGTACTCTTCCTGCTCACCCAGGGATGGGAGGAGTGGCAGACCAGAACCTACCTCCTTGCCCGGTTTGCCGGTATCGAGGTGCTCAACGAGAAGAAGGACGGATGGCTCTGCGAGGTGGAGACCCATGGAGGCAAGAAGGTGAGGTTCTTCCTAGAGCTGTGGCAGGTGCAGAGCTTCTGCGAGACATTCGACTACATATTCAACGGCAACGGGGCAGACAACAGACTCGAATCCATCGGTCTCTTCAAGGCAGTAGAGTTAGAACTCTACGACTATCCGTTCGAGTATTATCTGATGGCAGACAACTATTTCCAACAGTACATGATGTCAGACAAGTCGAGTGAAGAACCGCTCCGTGAGCTGGCACGCTGCCTTTACCTGGACGGCGATGGCAGGATGCCGGACCATATCGAGTGTACCGTTCCGGAACTCATGGGCGTGTTCCTCTGGTTCGTATGGGTCAAGCACAACTTCTCGGAAAAGTTCCCTCATCTGTTCAAGCCGGCAGGCAAAGGAGGTGAAGACTACGATATGGTAGGAGCGATGAATGCGCAGATCCGGGCACTCACGGGAGGCGACATCACCAAGGAAGAGATTATAAGAAAAGCCGACGTGTGGCGGGCACTCACCGAACTGGATGCCAAGGCACGCGAGGCAGAAGAACTGAACAAGAAACTGAAGAAATCATGATTAGTACAGAAATCAATACCCCATCGGTACAGGTAGGCTTCGAAGCCTTCTCTTACTTCAGAGACCTGGCTAAGCGCAACAAACTGTGCAGCTCGCTGGGCTTCATGCCTACCACCTGCTCTACCCCACAGGCTTTCGAGGGCATGCTGGCAAGCATGTCGAAGAGCAGAAACTTCATCGTCATCGATGACACCAACGACGGCAACGTAGCCATCAATGGTGACGGCAGCTTCCGCAAGATAGTAACCTATACGGTATGGATCCTGATGAAGTATAAGCTCAACGACATGAACGACCGGCAGGAGAAACTGAACATCTGCAGGAAGATATTCCGGCAGTTCCTGAGCCATATCATCATCGACAAGATGAAGTGGGAGAGCGATTTTACCTATCTGCTGAGCGACCAGGTGGACAATCGGGAGATAGGTGCATATTTCATCAACGGACTCACTGGCGTGGAATTCCACATCGACGTGAGTGAGCCACTAGACCTGGTATACAACAATGAAGAATGGACAGAATAACATCAGGACTCCCGTCACCCAGAGCGACATCTACGCCTATGAGCGTGGATGGGCAGAGGAGATGGTGAAAATCTGGAAGGAGAAAATCATGCACTACCGCATCCGTCATACGGGCGCACTCTACAACAGCGTGCAGGCAACTTCCTTCGGAGGTTCCAGTCGCACGATTGCCCACAAGTTCCTGCTCTACGGTCTGTATCAGGAAGCGGGAACGGGCAACGGTTACTACCATGGCAATCCCGGAGACCTCCCGTTCCTGGATCCAGAATACCGTGCGAAGCATCATCTGGGCGAACCAAGACAGAGACGTCCATGGTTCAACCGGAAGTATTATGCATCCATCATGAAGCTGAACGACATGGAGGGGTATTTCTACGGCGAAGAATATCAGGGCCTGATGGCAGACCTCTTCAAGCAGATGTTCGGGAAGCTGTAGTGTATTTTTGTTAAGGGAATCTTATTTATATTTTTGTATCAAAATTAAAATAAAAACATGCAAAACGAAAATACCATACAGGAACTAACCCGAATGCTCACCACCATCCGTGATGAGCGCATCAAGGGTGCCAACACAGCAATGCGAGTGGGAAATGCCCTGCTTGCCATGCTCGACTATGCCACGCAGGACAATGGAACCTACCTGTCAAAAGAGCACGATGATACAGCCGACGGCATTATCACTTTTCTGAAGGGATTAGTCTCAGAATCAATGGCTAAGATGCAGGCTGGTACACAGTTTGGTAGTTTTGTATCGGGCATCAATGGTGGCAAGGGTGCACAGATAGATGCTAGCGGAAACGCTGAGGTAGAGAGCATTACGGTGCGTTCGTACATGAAGGTGATGGAGCTGATTGTGAACCGTCTGAGCGCACTGGATGGCGAACAGCTGTTTACCGAAAATGATACCATCGAGAGTGTGACAGACCTGGGAAACAACTGCTACGGTCTTCAGCTACGCTCAAAATATAAGGGTTATTTCACGTCACAGCACGTCAACAACGTGATTAAGGGCATCGTCAATAACATTGCCGGGGCAGCGGTAAGCGATAAGTCTTCACTCTATTACACCTCCTGGATGCGGGTGAACAGCGTCAATACCGTGACCAACTACATCGAAGTTTCGCTCTACCCGGACGATGAGGTACCTGCCGGAAAGAACTTCCCGCCTTGCGCCTTGATGAATATCGCCCGATGGGGAAACCAGACGGACGAGAGTCTTCAGCAATGTTTCTATCTGTCGAGTTCTGAAGGCAGAATCGTGAAGCTTACGGGAGTGACCAAGCCTATCCGGGAGAACTGGAACTACGGTATGGTGTTCGGAGACATGCCTACCTTCCTGAAGGAGCTGAAGTTGCCATTAGTGAAGGGTCGCGACTATATGTATGCAGCCGGCATCATTGCGCAAGACATCATCCAGATAGATTACCAGGGCAAGCCCGTGGTTACTTATGTAGATAGAGGACCATGGAACGCTGAAGCGAAGTACTACTGCATGGCTCTCAACGAGGAAACCGGGAAATATGAAACATCTGATGTATGGTTTACGGGCTGTAAATGGCGATGCCAGCAGACGGGAACCCATACGGAACCACGCTGGAACAATACCGACTGGGCAATGATAGAAGGCAATCCCGCCTTCTCCGTAGATTTCCGGGAAGCGGAAGCCATCTACGACTTCGACAACTTCATCGCCCCGCTCACCATCGTGGCAACCCTGTACGGGCAGGATATTACGGATGACATCCTTGATACAGATGTTGCCTGGACCCGATATACAGAGAACTCACAGGGAGTACAGCGCGTAACTTCGGACACTATCTGGGCAGAGAAGCGAGGAAATGCGGGTAAGGCTATCGTTCTCCTCAAGGATGACCTCTCGCTGGATAGTGATGGCATTCCGAAGGTGATCCGTTTCACTGCCACCGTTACCCTGAGGGATGGAATGAACAATGAAGCAGACGTGCAGTCTGTATCTTTTGGATATCAGAAATTATAAATAAAAATAATATGAAACAGAAAAGATTCGACTTCAAGTATCAGCAGCTGCAGGTCAGCATATCGATGATATTGGTCGGTGGTGTCCCGAACAAGCAGACCTACGATGCAGATTCCGGAGAATACGCTCCAGACTATTCTCTCGTACCGCTCTGCATCAAGCCGGTTATCGGCATCATCGACAGAGACCGCATTCTGCCAAGCGGTTGCGTCAATTCGCAGCTTGGCAATGTATCCTGGAGAAGAGTAATAAACGGAGTTCCGGAATCGGCAGCGCTTGAATCTACAGCCGGGAAGTATGTAATCACGACAAGCGGAGACGATAACGGCAAACTGCTCTGGTACATCAATGCCCAACCGCAGGCGAAGATTACACTCAACTTCAGAGCATCGTATCTAGACAGCAGAACCGGACAGGTATACAACATCAACAAGGATATCTCTATCGTCTGCAGCAATGCTACGCACTATATACCTACGCTTCTGCTGTCCAGCGGCAGCCGGTATTACAACCCCTGCAGAGATGAGGACTCGCAGACCATCAAGGCATCTCTGCGTCTCGGAACGGAAGAATGCAGCACCAGCAAGCGTGCTTTCGTGTGGGAGATGGCACGCAGTTCCGGGTATTTCTCTGCAATCACGGCAGATGACCTGGAGATAAAAATATCTGCAGACGGCACTACGGCAACGCTGGACCGTTCCCTGATGGGTGAGCAGATTACCATCAGATGCAGGGCCAAGTACAGTCCGTCCGGCAATCCGGCCGCAGTACAGCTTACAGATGCGTCTCCATCCAAGGTAATTACCATCTCAAGACGCATACCTCCGATAGACGCAGAGATCCTGGGAACAGTAGACAACCTGGAACCGGGAACGAGAAACATCAATCCGAGCGCCTACCTATATGATAATGTAGGGGGAATTCCGAACCCGACCAAGGAGATACTGCCATTATGGTACTTTGCGACGAACAGTCATACGAAGTCCATCGTCTATGAGCAGAAGGGGCATGGTCTCAATCCAACCATACCTACTGCACTGATGGATGCCAAGCTTGGAGGTATCCTGCAGTTGGATCCTGTAATCCTCAACCCATTGGCGCTGCTTGCTGATGGAGACGGGAAAGTTATCGTAGATGGAGACGGTCGTGCTATCGTCTTCCATTAATTTTCAGAAAAACTTTAATTATTATAGTATATGGAAAGATATGTAAAAGTGAACCGCAAGGTGGCAGAATTCCTGCACCTTGAGAATGACCGCACAATGTTTGCCGATGGTTGCTTCCTGCTCTGGATGCAGGACATCATGGCATTTGGAAATCTCATCAATTTCCAAGGCATCCTTGCACAGATAGGCGCCGTGGCTCTCGATGGAGACGCAGCGAAGGAAGAACAGGACGGTAAGTGCACCCACCTTCTGCCTGTAGCTACAGACGAGAGATTCATCATCGAAGAGACCCCTGCAGAAAATACCGAGGACAGCGAAACCGGGGACCAGGAGGGTTCTGCTTCTGCCGGGGAAGCTACAGATACGGGAAGTGCAGACGAGCCTACGGACAAGGCTGCAGGTGAGGAAGCTGCTCCTGCTGCAGACGGGGAAGCTGCTCCTGCTACAGACGAGGTAAGTAGTCAAACTAATAGCGAGGAGGAGAAATATGAGTAGTGCGAGCAAATCAGTCAATATCAAGTTCATTAGCAAGCTTGGTACTTATACTCCGCTTATCCAGTCCCCTAGCGGAGACCTATACCAGGAGTATCAGCAGGTAGGAGATCAGACCGTAGCGTATCCGGATTTCTCAAAGGTAAAACCAGAGCTCTATTTCGTCTGCACATCATCGAGAGTAGCTGAGGGCACTGTCACCCCGGTCAGCATGAGATACTTCTTCAACGACTCGGAGATTACCTTCGGTTCCAACGGAGTATCGGACGGAGTGTTCGCCGGAATGTTCGAGATTATCAGGCCTAGTGCAAGCCAGTTGTATTATGGCATCAGAATTATCAAGAATCTTGTTGAAGCATCCCGTTTTGCGCCAATCGTCATCAAGATGATTGGCAAGGTGACAGCGAGAGCCCAGCAGACAGATGTCACGGACGATATACAGGCATTGTACTCCATATCTGTCGGTCCTTACACCGGAACCGCCTATAGAGTCACGATTATCGCAGGTGACAAGAAGATGTTCACCCTCTCCAGTCCTACAGACAGTTGCGTGCTGAAGGCGAGAGTGACTCAAGGCAACGAGACCTTGGCCAGTGGGCTGTATTACAAGTGGTATAGAGCCGCCAATACGGCGAACGGCTGGGAGCAGATAACGGGAGCCAGCGGCGCATCGGTTACCGTCAATGCTGCCGACGTAAACTGTACGCGAGAGTTCATGGTCGAAGTATATAACAACAGCAGCATGAGTAAGGACAGTCTGTTGGGCTTCGACTTCCAGACCGTTATCGATACGAGCGATCCTTACGACATCGAACCTCATCCTTCTCCAACAGACGGAAGTATCGACGAGGATTCTTCGGGCAACGGTTCCGTAACGTATACTCCCAAGCTTGTGACGCGAGGGACCAACAACGTGATTGATTCAAAATTCTATTTCACGCTGAAATCACAGTCGGGAGTCGTCCTCAACACAGAAGCAAGTCGGAATAATTCTCAGGCGCTCAGTTCCTTCACCGTGACAAGACAAGACTGCATCAATGGCGGTTATAGTGATATTGGACTTACAATAGATTCGGTTAAATAATGGCATCAATAACATTAACAATCAAATTCAATCGCGCCGGTGTTGGCATTTCCAACACCGACGTGGAATATGCAGACTCCACGAGCAATTCTATTGCCCCTACATACGGCTGGCAGACCTATGCTCCTGCATGGCAAAATGGTCACTATATCTGGACTCGTACGCATATCTACTATACGGACGGAAACGAGAAGCTGAGTGAGCCAGTCTGCCTGCCATCCGGTAAGGGCATCGCTAAGATTGAGGAATGGTACTATCTATCCTCATCGACAACCTCGCTCGTAGGAGGCTCATGGGTGAAGGATAAGGCACCTACATGGAAGGACGGATATTACATCTGGACGAAATCCGTCATCACATACACCGATGGTTCAAGCACTACAACGTCACCGATATGCACGGCTGGCAGCAAGGGTGAAAAAGGTGAGCAAGGGCAACCGGGCGAAGATGGTAACGCAATCAAATCTCAGACATTTTTATTTGTTGCATCCAACAGGGCAATTGGAGTAACCTACGATAACACGACAGGTTGGCAAGCCACATTTATTGCACCGACGCAGCAAAAGCCGTATATCTGGAAATGCGTAAAAACAATATACACGAAGACGGGTACAACGTATTCTACACCTGAATTGGTTGCAGTATGGCAAAGCGGAGCGAATGCTAATTTATTAGATAACGCGGCTTTTACCGATGATACTAATATGAGGGCGTGGGAAACTATAAGTGAGTATGCAGCAGCAGACGGACAGGCAGCACCGAACTCAGAAATAGGAAGAGTAGATAAAACCGAGACCGTCGAGGGGCGAAATTCATTTTTTGATACCTGCAAGTATACGGGCGACCGAATATATTACAAAGAGGTATTAAGGCAAGTTGTGCACAACCGGAAGGCAGGCAATCCGCTGAAATTGGCAGGAGGCACTTGGTACACTTTCAGCTTTTGGGCGAAAGGTTGGCAACAAACCATATCTGTAAACCAAACTAGTAGTGCCTACGGCTTTGCCAAAAAAGACCTGTATTTGATAGCCGGACGGACTTACACAATTTCTGCATACGGCTACATAAACGCAGCCGCACAGAGTGAGGGTAAAACTTTGGCCATATATGTGTATAAAGATAATTGGGGTGAATCAAAGGACATGAAAATAACAAAAACATCGTATGAGCTAAAAACGATGGAGTTCACACCACAGACAACAGGCGTCTACCATCTTGAGGCGTATATGCATGATGACACCCGACCAAGCGCAGGTAGCGTTTACCTATCGTGGTATAAGGTTGAAAATAATTGCGACCTCAACACCTATATTTACCCATCGGTGGTTGATACATATACTAAGGTATTTATCGACGGAGTTGAAACGACACCGGGCTCAGATTTGTGTGTGATGTGGAAATTAGGCAGCTCATGGACGAAACACACCGTGTCGTTTAAAACAAAATCGACATTGGCGTATGCGGACATACAAAGGGTACTGTTTAGGTTGTCGCCACCACCGTGCGAGGAGGCATACCGAAAGATATATATATGTATGCCTAAACTCGAGGTCGGCATGATGGCAACCGGGTTTATTGATAATGGTAGTGATACCAAGGGCGAGAGAGGAAAGTATATGAATGGTCCTCAGGACTGGGAATCTCTCCCAGATGGAACCACTTTCTATCCCCTGGAAAATAATGAAGTCGCATTCTTCGATACCGTTGAATATAAAGGTAAATACTACGAGTGCTGCAAGAAGCACACGAAGAATTCCACAGTAACACCGCTTGCCGACTTCGAATCGAATGGAGGCAATGGAAACTGGAAGCTCAGCGTGCAGTTCAGCATGGTGGCAGCCAAGGTTCTGTGGAGCTTGATAGGCCAGATCGATTTCTTCGGATCACAGAGAATTTCCGTCAGGAGCAGTACTACCAGTCAGAGGGTAGAGCTTGAAAACGGGCTTATCAAGATCTTCGGTACGGTGAATAACATCCAGCCGAATATTCAGTTTGGCGTCGATGAAACCGGAGCTTCCGTACTTTCCTATTACGATAACGCTGGAAACTTCCTGTATAATCTCGGTCCTTCCGGTCTGGATGCATCGGGTATGACTTCTGCAAAAATCGAGTCAGTTAGGGTTGCGAAGGTATCCGATGTTACAGGCGAGACTCCATTCTCTACCTCAATGGAATACGGAGACAGATCTTATGAAGTTTGCAGTAACTATTCCGTACAGGAGAATTTGTTCGGCACAAGTGCACTGGTTGAAAATTCTGGCGCATCACAGGTGGGATATAAACCAGTCAAGGAAAGAAGGGTGACAATACAGACCTTATACCGTTATACGGCTGCGAGAATCAATAATACCTATGCCGCTGATTCGGCTAGAGGATTGACTGCAGAACTGGCTGGCAAGGCTAACGGCAAGTTCTTTACAAGCAGTACCAAATTAGGACGAAACGGGCAGTTGGTAAACTTAGCAAGTGGCGAGTATATCAAGGAAGATGAGTCGGTTTTGATGAGCCTGATGCCTGCTTTCTCAACGGCTTCTTACCCTAAATACCGTATCAGAATCTACAAATACACTCTGGGAATAAGTGTTGCTAGGTTTATCTACAGTCTCATTGAAAGTAAAGGTGGTCAGATTCACAATCCAGTTTTAAAATAGATAGAATTATGGAAGTAAAAACATTAAAAACAGTCAATACCGTACCAACGGTTAACGACAATCAGACAATCCCGCTCGTGGATAGTAATGGCAATATTACCCGTATCACGCTCGATGCTTTTCGCAAGGCAGTCACAGGCGGGTTAGACCTGAACGCAATCGAGGATGGCATTTTCATTATGTACCACCGTACCAGCGATGGCTATCCGCTGATGGTGAAACCGCACCAATGGCCAAGCGTAGAGTCTGGTGGAGAGGTTGCAGATGGAGTCGTGATCTTTGAGGGTGGTCGTCACCTGGTTGTGGCTCCGACCCAGGCAGATGCGCTGCCATGGTCGAGTGCTGCCGTACAGGCAGATTCGCCGAACTATGGAAATGATGATAATTATGCAGCAGAGGTTAGCGGAAATAACCGTCTCGCAGCTATGCTTGACTTCAATGGTCGCCAGCATACAGACGCAGCCATCAAGGCATCATCCTCCGCGCACGTCACCAATACGGTATCATACGCTCCAGGATATTGCAGGGCATACAGTCGTGCGAACAGTAAGGGCAAAGGATTGACGGCTGGATATTGGTGGCTGCCATCTGTCGGCGAATTGTTGATGATGTATGCTAATAAGCTCAAAATCAACTATGCCCTGTCACTCATCAAGGGTGCGCAGCTCCTGGATACCAGTTGGTACTGGTCCTCTACCGAGAGCAGTTCTGCGCTCGCGTGGTATCTGGGCTTCGGCGCCGGCAACCTCCACGGCTGGAACGATAAGGTTGGGTACAAGAATCGTGTGCGCCCGGTTTCAGCATTTTTACGATAGTTAGTTGTTAATAGTTAATCGTCCTCGACCTTAAAGTCGAGGACACCCCAGAAAGGCAAATTAAAATATCAATCAAGAGAGATATGGCAGCAACGAAGTTGGCAAGTAAAACGAGAATATACTTAGATGTCAAGCAGATGCTCGACATCACGATAGGTTTGGTTAAGAATTTTCCAAAAACGCAAAGACCGATATTTGGAGACAGACTCTGTAACATGTTGATTGACAGTCTGAATCATATTGCAAAAGCCTATATGCTTAGCGACCTGGCTGTTCGCATCGAACATCTCGCACAGCTGCAGACGAACCTTGAAGTCATAACGACCTTGATTGATATTGCAGGTGAACAAAGATGGATAATGGGCACGAACAAATTGGCAAATCTCCTCCGCTTGCGAGAGTCGGCTGGCAAACAATGCACAGCATGGAAGGGATCACTCCTTCAAGCGCAGGCTGCAGAAAGGAGTTCCAGACAGTAGCCTATAGCTTGAGTGATCTGAGCCAGGGTCGGCGAGATACGTCAAGCCGAGAGAGCATCCTTCCTGATTAAATGGGCCGCATCCTATCATGTATAGTTAAGAACAAGAAATTTGCGGCAACAACCGAGAGCAGTTCTGCGAACGCGTGGAATCTGAACTTCGGCGACGGCAACCTCAACAACTGGAACGATAAGGTTGGAGACAAGAATCATGTGCGCCCGGTTTCAGCATTAAATCAGTAAGATAAAAGCAAACAAAAATAAAAAATGATAGACTACGGCATACTCTTAGAAGCATATTTCGACTGCCGCCGTCACAAGCGGAAAACAGTCGGCGCTACGGAATTTGAGATGAACTATATGAGCAACCTCGTTCAGTTGCTTGATGAAATCAATTCACGTCAGTATAAGATTGGTAGATCTATCTGCTTTGTTGTCAAGTACCCTCGCTACAGAGAAGTGTTTGCCGGTCAGTTCCGTGACCGCATTATCCATCATTATATTGCACTGAGACTCGAACCTTTGTTCGAGTCTCAGTTTTCTGACCGTACATATAATTGCAGAAAAGGCAAGGGACAACTGGCAGGAATCAGGCAGCTTCAGCAGGATATCAGGGAAGTAAGCGAGAATTACACGAAGGATGCCTACGTGATGGGAATCGACTTGAAGGGATTCTTTATGAGCATCTCCAAGCCACTTCTTGCCAAGATGGTAGATGATTTCATCGTAGAGAATTATCATGGGGATGACAAGGAAGACCTCCGCTGGTTGTGCAATATGGTGGTTATGCACCATCCAGAGAGGGATTGCGAGAAGAAAAGCGCCGATTATCTCTGGAACTTCCTGCCTTCGGAAAAGTCTCTATTTACGAATGGTGAAGACCGAGGCGTAGCAATCGGTAATCTTTTTGCCCAGCTCTTTGCAAACTTCCTGCTGTCGAAACTCGACTGGAAGATAGACTACTACTGCAAGCATCATGTAAGATATGTAGATGATATGGTGCTGGTGGCGAGGAGAAAAGAGACCCTCCTTCGCTTGATGCCGATGATAAGGGAGACGCTTTCATCCTTAGATCTGCGACTGAATGAGAAGAAATTCTATTTCCAGCATTATTCTAAGGGAGTGAGGTTTGTTGGAGCCGTCATTAAGCGGGATAGGATATATAGCGTTAATCATACCGTCGATAATTACAGGAAGGCTGTTCGCAAGCTCAACGAAGCCGCTAAGGCTGGAAATATTGAAGCTATCAACAAGACTATCCAGTCGGTAAATTCATACCTGGGAATCTTTAGCCATTACAACGAGTACGGCATGAAACGAAAAATCATCAAAGAGGAGCTGAGTAAGGAAGCCTGGCAGTACTTCACGATAAAAGGTCATTTCCAGTCAATTCACCTGAGGATGAAGTATAATATCGATATAAAATATAAGAATATGGCAAATGAAATTTTAAATCACAAAATAGAAGAGAGAAAAGAAGTTCCGAGCGAGAATGAGATATCCAGGATGCTTGACGAAGGGAAAGAGCTAGAGATTTATAAAACTCCAGAAGGAAAAATACACATCGATATCACACCAGCCGAATAGTATTTTTATTATGAGATAAAACATGTTATCTTTGCCACAAATAATAAAAAGAATAACATCATGCAGAAGAATACAAAAGAATGGATTCAGTACGGATCAGCAGTAGTAGTGCTCCTCCTGGCTATCATACTGGTTTATATCAGTTACTTCACGTCGAAATCACGCGACGTGACAGATAACGTGCTCTGGTATTTCGCCCAGTCTCTCATGTACGCTGGCTCCATTTTCGGAGTAGCTATCGCCATCGATGCGAAATTCGCCAACTTTAAAGACAAATTTTTAAATCACAATAAAAATGAGAACAATTAAACGCATTTTCGTTCACTGCACTGCAGGTTCGCAGAAGCAGATTATCGACGATCTCAAGGCAGAGTTCCGTCGTAAAGGATGGAAGAGTCCAGGTTATCACTATGTCATCACAACGGATGGTGGCACTCACCAGCTCCTCGCTATCGAAGAGGTTAGCAACGGAGTGCAAGGCTATAACTCTACAGCTATCAACGTGGCTTATATAGGTGGCATCGACGCCAATGGCAAACCTACCGACAATCGCACACCGGAACAGAAGGATGCTCTCACTCTCCTGCTCCACAAGCTCAAACAGAAGTTCCCTGATGCAAAGATCATGGGGCATCGCGACATCTGGGGCACGGACAAATCGAAATGGAAGAAGATGTGCCCATGTTTTAACGCTATCGATGAATATAAAGATATCATATAACGATGAAGAATCAAAAAAATATCATACTGGCGCTGGCAATCATGTTCATTGTTACCATGGTTGCCTTCATACGTTCTGCATACCAGAACGATAAATTGCGGACAGATCTAGACAGACAAGCAGAGAATATAATCAGTCTTACTAGCGATATTCAATACGAGACGTTAGACGATTCTCTCCCAGTGGCCAAGAATACTGCCCTTCAGGCGAAATGCGAAGAACTGGAGCAGCTGCACCTGGCAGACACCAAACTGATCAAAGAGCTGAAAGTAAAGCTCAAGGATGTGAAATCCATCCATACCACATCATCCTCCACGAAGGATACGGTAAAGATAGAACCCGTTCCCAATACAGCTGATTCCGTCTTTTCATACCAGGACAAATGGTTGTCCTTGCATATAGACATCCCTGCCAGGTTATGCCAATATACCTCGAAGGACAGTCTCATCACCATCGTGAGCAGAACCTACAAGCATAAGTTCCTATGGTGGAGATGGGGAACCAAGGGGTATCAGGTCCAAATCGTCAACTTCAATCCGCATTCCAGGATAAACTATTCGAGATACGTGGAAGTAGTTAAATAATAAGGGTTAAAGCAAAGATTTAACATAAAAAACTTGCATATTCCAAAGATTATTATTATATTTGCAACAAAGATAATAATAATATTTAGAATTATGGTAGGTATATTAATATTCTCGGCAGTTTTGACTTATGCCATATTCGGCTTTTTCCATGCTTTCGGAAAGCTTGGCAATAGTTCGTGTCCACCTTCCAAAGCGTCAGAACCTCTATTCGATTCCTATGATGAGAAATATAACGAGCCTATCAGACAAGCATCGCCGAACAACATTATCAGCGATATTGCTAAAAAGGGCTATCTTTTTTCGGTGACAATAGAGAATACTGTTACGGGAGACAAGCAGACTATTAGCAACAGAAATAAAAAGTACTTAATATGGGATGCCAACAACATCGCCTATAAGTTCTACAATAAAGAACGAGGAATCACCAAGTAAATACGAGGTCGTAATCAATACGGTCTCGTATTTTTATTATTTTCCCACCCTTGTTATCTTTGCCGTAAATATAAAATTATTCAATTATGGCAACAAATACAGATACCCACATCAGCAGAGTTATTCTTGATACCAAGGAGGCCAAGGATAAACTAAAAGAACTGCAAAAAAAGCTGGAAGACGTCAAAAAGGCAAAGGAAGAAGCCTACGCTAAAGGCGAATCAACAACAGCTCTTGAAAGACAAATCAAGAGACTGAATGATGAAGTTAACGCGTACATGACTACCCAGCAGAAGGTAAATCAAATACTCAAAAACCTTTCTTCCGCATCATATAAGGACTTACAGACAGTAGCTAAAGCGCTCAATCGAGAGCTTAAAAGTGGTGCTATCGAACGAAATTCTGAGGAATGGAAAAAGCTTCAGGGACAACTGCAACAAGTGAGAACAGAGATGCAGCGTATTAACAATGAAGGTAAGGCTACATCCGGTTTCCTTTCCAGACTCTGGAACGGTCTCAATAAGAACTGGGGAGCACTCACCCAGGTTGTGGGAAGTCTTACAGCACTCACAGTAACATTGAAAGCTTCAGCCCAAGCCTACGCCGACATGGAGGAATCTATGGCCAACGTCCGCAAATATACAGGACAGACCGATGAAGAGGTTCGTCGGATGAACGAAGACTTCAAGCGCATGGACACTCGCACGGCTCGTGAGCAGCTCAACGAACTGGCAGGTTCTGCCGGTCGCCTGGGTATTACCAGCAAGGAGATGATTGAAGAATTCGTCGATGGAGCCGACAAGATTAACGTTGCACTCGGCGATGACCTGGGAGAAGGAGCGGTCGATAAGATAGGTAAGCTTGCCCAGATGTTCGGGGAAGACAAGACGAAGGGACTCCGTGGAGCCATGCTTGCCACCGGTTCTGCCATCAATGAACTCGCTCAGAACTCATCTGCCAACGCGGGATATATCGTTGATTTTACCGCAGACCTCTCCGGTGTAGGCATCCAGGCAGGCATGACCCAGGCACAGTTGATGGGTCTCGCTTCGGCTCTCGACCAGAACATGCAGGAGGAAGCAACTTCGTCCACCGTCTTCTCTCAGCTCATCACCAAGATGTTTCAGGAACCAGCTAAATTTGCCAAGATTGCAGGCATCGAAGTGCAGAAGTTCACCAACCTGATGAAGACGAACGCAAACGAGGGACTGATGCAGTTCCTGGGAGCCATGAAAGCTAGAGGCGGGTTCGCAGAGATGGCGCCTATGTTCGAAGAGATGCAGTTGAACGGAACTCGTGCTGTAGGAGTACTTTCTGCCGTAGCTTCGCATCTGGATCAGGTAAGAACTGCCCAGGATCTCGCTACCCAGTCATACGCTTCAGGTACAAGCGTTATCAATGAGTTCAACGTTCAGAACAATACAGTACAGGCTCAGCTTGATAAGGCAAAGAAGCGTTTTGAAGACATCACGGTAGAACTGGGCGAACAGCTCATCCCCGTAACCAGATACGCCATCTCTACCCTGAGCGTAGGCATACGTGTGTTATCAACTTTGATAACTTTTTCCGTTACTCATGCCAAACAGCTTGCAGTGATAGGCGCAGCCATCGCTGTCTGCACAGCTCTATGGTATAAGGAAACCATTGCTATCAAGCTGAGAACAGCTGCCACTGCATACGCTACAGCCGTAGACAAGGCGTACGTCGCTACTACCAATCTTTTACGCGCTGCCATAATAGCCCTGCAAGCTACATGGGCGCTCCTGACGAAAGGAATGCAAGGTTATATCGTAGTGATGAGAGCTGCACGTTTGGCAAGTCTTACCAATCCATGGGCTGCACTCGCCACCGTCCTCACTGTAGTGGGAGTCGCTGTATACGGGGCTGTCAAGGCTTTCACCTCTTATAATGAAGCTATGCGAAACAATACGCAAGAGGCTAAGAACAACAGGGCAGTGGCAGAGGCGCAGGCAACTCTTGCCAAGAAAGTATCTGATGCAACTCTCGATGAACGCAACAAGGTGGATATGCTCAATAAAGTTATCCACTCGAATGCTTACACCGTAGATGAGCGCAGACAAGCCATAGCAGCTATGCAGAAACTGATTCCGGGATATCATGCTTCCATATCCAAGGAAGGAGCACTGTACAATGACAACCAGATTGCAATCCGGAACTACATCAAAGAGCTGGAGAATGCAGCAATGGCAGAAGCTATATATGAGCGCAAGGTCGAAATCAATAAAAAGAAGCTGGAATTGAAACGCAAAGAGAGCCGTATACGAGGCTCCCTTAAAGCTGTTGATACAGAACGCAAGACGCATCCAGAACGATATAAGAGCGAAGCTGTTGCGGATGCATTTACCGGTCAGCTCATAGAACGTAATGAAGCCCTAAGAAGCAACGATAAACAAAAGGAAATCCACAATAAGAGACTCAAGGAGAATCTGAGTCTGCAGCAACAAGTCAATGCAGAAGAATCTTATTATAATAAGGAACTTCAGAAGAATACAAATCTTCTGAAACTGTACAAAAAGACAGAGGAGAATAACCTGCAAGGGAAAGGTACTGCGAATTCAGCAGGAACTTCTACCGGTCATTACACAACAGAGAAGGAGCGTAAGGCAGCCGAAAAGGAGCGAAAGAAGCGTGAAGCTGCTGCCCGCAAAGCAGAAACAAAACGCAAGGCAGACCTCAAAAAAGAGCTGGATGATGCCAAGAAAAGCGCCGAGGCTCAGCAGCTGGAAGCTACTACCCTCTACTCTACCGGTCAGATTCGCCTGGCAGAATACAACGACCGCATGGCGAAGATTAAGGAGCATGGACTTCAGCAGCGCATGGATATCCTTCGCAAATACGGAGAGGCCGAGAGTGTGGAGTACAAGCGTCTGAATGCCCAGAAGGAAAAGATTTCTGCCGATTATGAGCGCAAGCAGACGCAAGACCTCCAGGAACTGGAGTACGACCGGCAAGTGGCAGAACAGGCCATCACTGCCGAATATTACAATAAGGACTCCGACCTCTATCATAACGAGAGTGCTATCAATGAGGCGCTTTTTCAACTCGACCAGACGTTTCTCAAAGAGAAGCAGGCACTCTATCTGAAGACGTCTGATGAGTACTGGCAGATAGCTAGGGAGATTGAGCGCAGCGAGCAGCAGCATCTGTATGATCGCCAGAAACAATACGATGAAACGCTGATGCAGCTCAAGCAGGAATATCTCACCCTCGGCAACGAGCAACAGATGCAGCTGGAGCTTGCAGGACTGGATGAGGTTCACAAGGCAGGTCTCGTTAGCGAAGAGGAATATCAGCGTATGAAGATGGGCATCGCCAACAAGTATGCATCCTACAAGCCGGACGCCAAAGACCAGGCAAAAGACGATGCAAACACCGCTCTCGATACCGCCAAGAAGATGACCAGACAGAGCGATGACAGTAGCGGTTCACTCGGATCTGATAATCTTGCCACCATTGCGGGAGGCGCCATTGCTGCCATCCAGCAGCAGAAAATGGTAAACGACAACCTTCAGAAGCTTCGAGATGAGGATAAAATCAGCGAACAGGCATACCAGGATGCCAAGAAGCAGATGAATAAAGAAACCTATCAGGAGATTGCAGCCGTCGCAGGCGCAGCCTTCAGCAGTATCAGCAGCATGATGGGCGCAGCTTCAGCCTACTCGCAGGCGTGCTCCGACCTGGAAGTGGCAAAGATTCAGGCTAACTACGACAAGCAGATTTCTGCTGCTGGTAATAATTCGGCCAAGAAGAAGCGCCTGGAAGCGAAACGAGACAAGGAGATTTCTGCGGCAAAGACTAAAGCCAACAAGAAGGCGATGAAGATAGAGATTGCCCAAGCAGTCGCTTCCACTGCCATGTCTGCAATCAACGCCTACTCTTCAGCAGCAGCCATCCCTACCGTGGGCTACATCATCGCTCCTATAGCAGCCGGACTCGCTACCGCTGCAGGTATGCTTCAGATTGCCACAATTAAAAAACAGCATCAGGCAGAGGCAGCCGGATATTATGAGGGCGGTTTCACTGGTCCCGGTCATTGGAAGAAGGAAGCTGGCGTAGTTCATGCTGGAGAATTCGTAGCCAACCACAATGCCGTGAATAATCCTCAGCTCCTTCCAGCCCTTCAGCTCATCGATGCAGCACAGCGCAATAATACCGTGGCGTCGCTCACTGCCCAAGACGTAAGTCGTGCCATGGGAACTGGCAGCGCTGCTGTTGTTGCGCCTGTTGTCAATGTTAATGCAGGCAACGAGCAGGTAGGTGAATCTCTCGATAATGTAAACTCAACCATCGAAAAGCTCAACGAGCAGCTCGACCTGGGCATCAAATCATACGTGGTCATTACGGGTCCAGATGGTCTAGACCATCGATGGAACGAGTATCAAAAAATGAAATCAAACAAATAGTCTATGATTACATGTGTTATTAATGGTATGGCAGCCTATCCGGCTGCCAGCCAATCCATCAAGCTAACATACGCCAACCAATACGTCACGGACGATGGAGAATATTCATACGACATCAACTTTCCTATGTCGATTATGGATAACCGTAGAGTTTTCCACAATGTAAGCCGCTTCGATGTATCAAAGGTCATCCAGAAATTTGACGATTGCAAGCTGTACGTGAGCGGTCGCCTGATCCTATCGGGTGTAGGAACTATCATCAGCGTAACGGAATCAGAGATAAAGCTGCAGATTGTTGGCGGTAAATCCCGCATCAAGTTCAACGACAAACTAACCAAGCACTACATCGATGAGATTCCATTTGGCACAGCAGACAAGCCTGGATATACCGTTGACCAGGGCTTTTCGCAGAAGTTCAAGGATAAGATTAGCGAAATCTATAGATTGGATGAAGACAAGTCGGAGTTCCTGGGAGCAGAAGGAAGATGGTGCTTCATGCCAGTAAGAGACGAAACAAACGACCTTATCGCCAATTTCGTTGGAGTAGATAAAACCAAGCAGTTCATCGGCTACAATGCGCCGTTTATCATGAATCTGGCAGTTCAGCCCAACCTGATGTATATCTTCCGAAAAGTGGTAGAATATGAAGGATACTCTCTTGAGCGCAACGACTTCGACTGTAAGCCATGGAACCTTCTGTATATCGCTTCTGCCTACAAGACCCGTGAGCTATGCAAGGCACTTCCTCATTGGTCCAGCTATACCTTCATCGAAGAATTCCGGAAACTCTTCAATGCCACCATCGTTTTTGACGATATTAAGAAGACCTGCTCAGTCATCAACGCTTCAGAGCTGACAACTGCAGATTCCGTAGAGATCGAGCCTTTGGATGAATACACTACGGATTACGATGAAGATGGCTCCTTCTCCACGTCATCTACAGCGAACCTGGAATATAATCTTGGAGATTCTGCCAATAGAGACAACTACGAAGTTATCCCGAAAAAGGTTTTCGATAGTTTTGAGATTGTTCATAGCGAAGAGCTAATGGGTTCGGATAGGCAATTTGCTTCTACCACGTTGTTATGGTCAGAAAAAAAGAAACGGCAAACCATTATCGAGAATTACGGTGACTACTACATATATGTGGAAGATGAAGACGGGAATAAAAACTGGAAGCTTGCTGGCATCTGGTCACCATTAATCAGGGACAGTGCGTCTGATGACTATGTCGATCTGAACATTTCTCCTGCTGCGCAAGTTGTAGAAAATATCAATTTCAAATCGGGATTACTGGAAGACAACTACTACGAAAAGCGATGTTTTCTATCAATTCCGAATGATAAAGAACCCGATTCAAAGGAATGTGATATAGATGAAGACGGATATAGCTATACGTCGGTGCAAGATGCACTCGATGATGAGTCCATGCTCGACACCTCAGAAGATGAACAGGAATGCATGAATATATTCTTCATTCTTCCGGGCAGAGTGCAAACGGTCGACGGAACAAATACAAGACTATCTTGGGTTGGGAATAAATCCAGATGGCCGCAGTTTATGACTGATTATCGCATCAACTATGGCTACAGATTCAGCGGCATAGCATTCATTGACGATGCCTACTATTCGTTGGCACTCTGTATGAAGAGCGAAATAGGTACGACTTGCTTGGGAAGCTTACATGATAGTGGCATCAAAATAGACAACAAGAACTGTCTTCAGGTAAAGTTTAAAAGCAACATCATCCCCGACCCATCGAAAGCATACATCATCCATAACAAGAAGTTCGTATGCGAAAAAATCGAAATGGAAATCAAGGATGACGAAATAGATAAAATCTATGTAGGGTATTTCTACATGATGTCATAATCTCCGAGGAGACTAAAGCCCACCTTTAAAGTGCTTAGTCTCCTCGTTTACTTTCATCTGGTTCTTAATATATCGGTTGGTCACTGATATATCGGAATGCCTGGCCTGGTCTTTTGCCACAACAATTCCCTGAGCATTCGCCAAGTCTCTAATACCGGTATCCTTCAAGCTATAGAACTGGTACTCCTTCGGAAAATTCAAGGCGGTTCGCATCTTTCCCCACTCTACTCTTATCTGGTTGTAAGCCGCACGAGTCTCACCTGGTTTCAGACTCTTTCCGAAGATGAAGCAATGGCTAGGATGCTCGAAAACCTTCAACTCAATCATCAGCTTCAGTATTTCATCATTCAGTGCCACCAGGCCATCCTTACGGTTCTTACTGATGGCAGAACTGATAAATACCGTCTGGTCCTTGATAGAGACATCGCCAATCTTTATCTGAGTCAACTCGTTCGGACGAATGAAGGTATAGTACTCAAACAGGCAAGCCAGCAGGAAGTGCTTGTTGTTATCATACAGATACTCCTTCAATCTCTTCAACGCCCCATTGGTGAGCGGATCTCTGAACTTTTCCGTCTGAGCAATATTGCGAATATCGATTGCAGGATTTTCTGAAATATACTTTCTATCCATCAACCAGGTTCCGAAGGAGACAAACCACGAGCGGTAGTTGTTCCTGGTTGTGGCAGAAACATCACGGTCGTACATCAGATGGTCCAGGAAGTCGATGGCGAAAGCTCTGTCAATCTGATAGGCATACTTGATACTCTTGCACTCCTGGATAAAAGTCTCAAGCATCTTGAGGCGACTAAGGTAATCGATGGCCGTCTTTTCCTTCATCGACTTTTTATCAGTCATCGACTTAATATAATCGCGGTATCTACTGAAGATAGTTGGTATCTCAGTAAATTGACGAGACTTATCTACATTCACCCAAGGATTCCATCCTGCCGTCAATTTTGCAGTGATATTATGGATTAAAAGACTACCCATCATGCGCTTTTTCTGGTCTGTCTTGTACTTGTTGAGCATGTACTTCTTGCGCTTCATGGCGCCAGAAACAGGATCATGGGCGTAAAAATCTACATACCAGTTGTTGCCCTTGGTATGCATTACTGGAAGCGTGAACCCTAACATTTCACGCGAGCTGAGAAAATCAATTTCTGATGCGTTCATTTTTTTTCATTGCCCGTTTTACTGGTCAATGATATTAAACTTCCGAAATTTCAATTCCGTCCTTGTCTAAAACGGAAAATCGGATAAGAAATTGTTGACCAACTTCTTATCCGATATGAGTTGCGGCGGCAAGACTCGAACATGCGACCTCCAGGTTATGAGCCTGGCGAGCTACCAACTGCTCCACGCCGCGATATAATCAATTCATTTCTGAATTGCGAGTGCAAAGGTACAACTTTTTTCGATAACCGCCAAATATTTCTAGCAAAAAGTTACATAATTAACAATATTTTAACAGTTAACAATAAATATAGCAGTATAAATACCAAAAATCACCGAAAAAAGCTAATAAAAGGAAGGCTATCGAGAATAAACAAAATAGACAGAAAACAAAAATCCGATCTATCCTAGCAGGACAGACCGGACATATCAAAAATCAATTACTTTTTCAAAAGATTCATGACCTTCTCAAAATAGCGCTGTGTTCTCTTTAAATTATAATGATTACCACCATTCCATGCACGTATGGCATGCTCAATGCTATTAAGAGGATTGTGGACAGACTGCATCAGGAGAAACATCTCCTTAGATTTAGAAATACTATATCTATCTGCTAATGTGTAACGCTTCTTACTTTTTCTTTTCTTCAAGATGTCATTACACTCTGCCACCAAGATTGGGGTAATCTGCATAACTCCAACAGAATTACCACTCTTTGCTTTGGGGTTACCCTCACTCTCTACCTGGATAATCGCTTCCATCACTGGAGTCCAATCGAAATCATCAGTAGAGGATACATTTCCATTTGTAGCAGCCGACGCTGTACATACTTTCATACCCAGCACCAAGATGCTGACTAATAACATTGTTATTCTCTTCATATTTTTTGTTTTATGGAACCTGAAAAGCTGAACTACAACATCAGTGATTTCGCGGTGGCAACTTGTGAGAAAAAGATAGGCTGCTCACCTCAGTTCCGTTA